TTGCCGGAGATTGTGTTTGCGATTAAGTGTGCCATGATAAATACCTTTCAAAAGTCAGTTAAGTTACAGCAATCTGAAGTTTGTTGCTGTAAGTGAATTATATAGCCATTCTCGTGATTGAAAACAGGTTTTTGCAATTATTTTCAACTTTTTTGCATTTATTTTTGAATACCTGTGTTTTCAAAAACTGCAGCGGTTAGTGCTTCTGTATACTTTTGTTTCTCGAGGTAACAGTTACTCAAAAGACCGAAAAGAAATACTTTTAACCGCCACCGCAGCTGATGTATATTACTTACCCCACCGTCTGCCGTACAGGGTAGATTTTTATTGACAAATTGGAACATTATGACTATTGACATTACGCATGGCCACCATTGGCCGAGCATATTCGCGCCTGATATAGCCTGCACACAGGCAAAAGAAAAGGACCTAGAGGTAAGTCTAGACCCTTATAAAGTAGGCAACTTGCAAAGAAAAGCACTATGTCATCAGGTTTTGCAGCACTAACAACACAGCCGACAGAATTATACACTAACTTCCTAGCGGCAAGGGCATTTGAGGACAAAGATATACAGGCGCTGGGCCTATCTTTGCTTGACCCCGAGGAATGTTACCAATTACTAGGCCACACTCGTGAGTGGAGCATCAAAATCCCGTATTTTGATATGCAGGGCCAAGAAACCGGCTTTAATCGGGTCAGGATACTGACACCGAAGGGCAAAATGAAGTATTCTCAGGCTCGAGCCAGCGGAAGCCACGTCTACTTTCCACCAACTATCGGTTGGAAGCAGGTCGCGCAGGATGTAGATGTTCCTATCATCATCACCGAAGGTGAGTTCAAGACATGGGCCATCACCAAGCAGATCAGCAAGGACACCCTCAACTACGCCACCTTAGGTTTAGCCGGTGTTACAAGTTGGACTGACAAATCTGGTTTACACCTGCACAAAGACCTGATGAAGATCATATGGCAGCGTAAGACCAGCTTCGCGGAGAAGCACCGCAAGGTTTACATTGTCTTCGATTATGATGGTGCCGGTGAAGATGGTGAGCCTAACGAACAGGTTGGCATGGCCGAGACTAAGCTTGCTGTCACGCTCCGTGGGCTAGGGGCTGAGGTGCACCTTTGCCGCGTTGGCAGGTTCGGCGCTGGTAAGGGCACCAAGTACGCTATTGATGACCACCTACAAGCCGGTGGCAATCTTGGCCAAGTCCTCACCAGCACCAGCACGGTGATGAATGGCATCGACACCCTTGAAACCAAGCTTTATGAGTTCAAAACTCAATACGCACTTATCAACGGCGATGTGATCAGGCTCAAAGACGGCTTAATTCTTGGCTGGAACAAGGCACGTATTGACGCCGCGCAGGATTACTTTGTGCAAGTCACGCAACGGCCAAACGGTGGCACCAGCAGCAAGACCATCTACATCTTGGATGCCTATAAGGACTGGGCAAAGCGGTGTGATCTGGATGGCGTAGGCATGTATCCCGAGTACCAAGGCCTCACTATCACGCCAACAAGGCATTACAACCTGTTCAAGGACTGGTCCAATGAGCCCGTTGTGGGTGATCCTACACCTTACCTTGAGTTTTGTGAGTACTTCTTTCGTGATGAGCCTGCTTTTGCCGACTACTGGCATAACTGGGTGGCCAATGTGGTCCAATTCCCATGGAGAAGGAACTACACCACACCGCAGTTCGCATCTTCCATTGAGGGCATCGGCAAATCAGCCATCGCCGAGTTTATAGCCGAGATGCTAGGCATTGGGGATGGTGGGCCTGCAGCCATCATCGGGCCTGATGAGCTGTTTGGCAACTTCAACGGCATGTTGAAGGGTAAGATCTTCATAGTCGTGAATGAGCCATCGTCTGATCGTGATGACCATTCGGCGAAGCTTAAGAACTACATCACATCTAATGAGCTTACTATCAACAATAAATACGGCGCGCAGTACGCCATCACTAACTACATCAACTTTGTATTCACGACAAATAAGAGCTACGTCACGCACATGGGTGATACCGCAAGGCGTGAAGCTATCTACAGTCCAGCCAGTCTATCCAACCAAGAAACGCACCCCAAGGTCGTGGCTTTGATGAAGTGGGCCAAGGCGCAGCAGGGCTTTGGCATCATGCTTAACTGGTACATGAATCGTGATATATCTGGCTTTGATTGCAAGCAAGCTGCACCAAAGACTCAGTATCGTGAGACTGCAATCCAGCTTTCCAAGACTCCTCTTGAAGCTTTTGCATTAGAGCTTAAAGCTTGGGTCAATGATCACCTTGATGGGATGGCTGCTTTCACAGCGCCGCAGCTGCAGATTCTGTGTGAGCGTTGGGGCCACGATAGCAAGGCCAAGGCGCAATACATACGTAAAGCTCTGCAACCCCAAGGGACAATTGATCCAAGTAAGCTCATAAAAGTGCATGGTAAACCTTCACGCTACACCACGTTTATCACGTCTGAGGTAACATTAGCTCGAAGGGTCGAGCCGACTTGGTCACAGGTTGTCACGAGAACAGAGGACGCAATGCAGCGTGAATTGGAGCAAAATGGTAGTTTCTGATGTTCAGCAACAGTTACCTGTTACTCGACTGTTACTTCGCAAAGCCTTATCCAGATTGATTAGTAACAGAGTAACAGTAAGTAACAATATTTTTATAAAAGATATTAGATATAAGAATATAGTATAGCTATATAGTTTTCTGGACCATATGTTACCTTGTTACCGTTACCTGCCACAATAAAATGTACACACTTCCAACTTTATGATTACAATCCGCACATGACTACAAAGACACCATCTAAGAACGGTAAGTTCTTGGGACGTCCTACAAAGTACGATCCCGCATACTGCGATGCCATCATGGAGCTCGGCAAAGAGGGCTTATCACGTTGGCAAATCTGCTCGCGCTTGAACATTGGCCTCCACAACATGAATGCTTGGGAAGGCGCACACGAGGACTTTCGGCAAGCCTTGGATCAAGCACGACTTGATGCGCTCTCATACTGGGAAGACTTGGCGCATGATCACATACGCGAAGCTCCTGGCGGCGTGAGACTCAACACTGGGTTGTGGAGCCGAAGCATGGCAGCACGCTTCCCAGAGCAATACCGCGAGAACTCCAAGCTCGAGGTCACAGGCAAGAATGATGGGCCTGTGCAGGTTGATGTGGTGCATGACTTCTCACAAGCTTTGTTGGATGATCTCCTAGCTACGCGCCAAGCCGATGCTAAGCCAAGCAAGAGCAAGTGAGTTCGCCGATCGGATCCGCAAGGGTCCTGATCTTAACCGTATGGCCGATGAGCGTAAAGCTGTGCACAAGGCTCGACAAGCTTGGCTCACAATAGCCAACGACCATCAGATCCCTCCACCCGGCGACTGGTGGACTGTATGGCTTTTGCTCGCAGGCCGAGGCGCAGGCAAGACTCGCGCAGCTGCCGAGTGGCTGTGGTACGAAGCTTGGACGCACCCTAAGACTCGATGGCTTGTCTCAGCGCCCACATCATCCGATGTACGCGATGTCTGCTTTGAAGGCGACTCAGGTCTGACAACGGTGATCCCAGAGCAGCTGATCCACCACTACACGCGATCTTTGCATGAGATAGTCCTCATCAACGGGTCGCTGATCAAAGGCATCCCTGCTTCTGAGCCTTCACGATTCCGAGGTCCGCAGTTCCATGGCGGCTGGTTCGACGAGCTTGCTGCATGGGACTACCTTGATGAGTCGTGGGACATGATCCAGTTCGGCATGCGCTTAGGTCAGAAGCCTAAGATGCTGTGCACCACAACGCCTAAGCCCAAGCCATTGATCGTGGATCTGGTGAACAGAGATGGGGAGGATGTGATATGTACCAAGGCCAGCACGTACGACAACATCCACAACCTCGCTCCATCGTTCAAAGCGCAGATCCTGCAGTACGAAGGCACGAAGCTTGGACGCCAAGAGATCTACGCCGAGATTCTAGATCCTGAAGAGGCTGGCATCATCAAGCGTGATTGGTTCAAGCTGTGGGACAACGAGAAGCCGCTGCCTAGATTTGAGTACGTGCTTCAGTCTTATGACTGCGCGACCAGTGACAAGACCAAGAATGACCCGACTGCCTGCACCGTGTGGGGTATCTTTAGGCCAAGTCCCGACAAAGCTATGAGTGTCATGCTCATCGACTGCTGGGAGGAATACATGCAGTATCCCGAGTTGCGACCCAAGGTGATCGAGGAGTCCACCGCCATCTACGGTGATGAGAACGAGTTTGGTCACGGGAAAAAGGTGGACATGATCCTGATCGAGGACAAGTCAGCCGGCACGCAGCTTATCCAAGATTTGCAACGTGCCGGTCTGCCTGTGAGAAGCTACAATCCCGGGAACGCGGACAAGACTACACGCCTTAACATCGTGGCTCCCATCATCGCCAAGGGCCGAGTTTACATTCCCGAGTCCTCGGTCAATGCGGGCATGGCTCGTGATTGGGCCGAGCCTTTGATCAGCCAGCTATGCTCTTTCCCCGAAGTTCGGCATGATGACTTGGTAGACTCCACATCTCAAGCTTTAAGACTTTTGCGAGACTTAGGGTTAATTTCCATCGACCCGGTATACAATCCTGATGACGACTACGAAGAAGATCGTCCAAGGAGGGTAAACCCATATGCAGTATGACGAAGAACTGGCCCGTATGCGAGCACAGATGCTTGCTAAAGAAGATGAAGAGCCTCCTGTCTTTGACGACGGCGCTAGATTCTTAGGCCAAGACCCCAACATGATGCAGGTTGGCTTATTCGGTCGACCAAAGAAGCCGGTAGCACCACCAACCGCGCCCCCAGTTAACTTACAACGGCGATCGATCTTAGGCCTGACGCCTTTGCCTGCTGAACTGCCTGCTGTGATTCCCCCATCGGCGCCAAGACCTACGCCTCAGCAAATTGAACAAGCAGTTCCGCAGCAACAGCCTACGACGCCTGCGCCAAGTGCAGCACCTTCATCCGCACCAAGCGCAAGTCCGCTTCAGGCTTTGGCAGACAAGGCACTAAACGCGCCAATGTCAAGACGCGATGTACTAAAGCGCGCAGGCCAAGCAGCATTGCAACAAGTCGTACCAATGCCTAGCGTTACAGATGTCATACCGCAGGTTATGTCGCCATTGGCAGAAGTTGCAAAGGCTGCACCTGCGTTTGATAAGAGCGCAATCATTGGCGCTGTGTCTTCATTCTTAACAGATAAGATGGTTGACACATCAAGCGACTTGGCCGAAGAGTTATATGGTCGCGGTATTTGGGAACCTGAAGACCTGAACGCGGCTGATGCTACAACGGCATGGGAATACGCGCAATACGGAGACGAAGATCACCCTGAAGGCCTTGCAACGTTGCGTGACAACTTTACTCTTCAAAAGTTGTCAGAGCATTCAGGCATTCCGATTGAAGAACTTAAGAAGTATGTATCTGACGTTGAGCTGCAAAGCTTACCGTTGTCATTAGGCAATAGACAAGAACGACTTTCAGCGATTATGGAAGATGGTCGCCCTAAAGAAGCGTACCGCATGACTGCGTTGGAGGAGCTTGGGCTTATAGATGACTACATAAAGGCGTCAGCTACAGAGTTATTTGGCACACAAAAAACTTTTGATGAAGATGAGCGTTGGGAAATTGCAAATCACGCAGTGGGTTTGGCGTATGATGACTACGTGCGCAAGACAATAAATAGCATTGAGCCTACTGCGTATAGTTTTGAGGACGAAGTTCTACTCAAGGCAGGAAAAGATTGGCTTGATGAGTCGTTATCTAGTGTGTTTGACCAAGGCCTTGAGTACAGTGGATACGGGTTTGATGATTTTTATGAGCGTCTTGATGATGCGCTTAAGCCCAAACGCACGCCAAAACCAAAAGCAGAAAAACCAAAAGCAGCAAAACCTAAGTCTAAGGGCAAATAATTATGTATGAAGTACCATTTGGTGAAGACGGGGGTAGCGGTGACTTAGACAAGATGCGATTGGCTTTGGCCAAGCAGAATAAGCCTACGCCTACGCCGCCGTCTGCAGCTTCGCAGATCCCAGGGTATGGCAAACCAGTCCCACCTGCGCAAACAAAGCCTGACCCCTTAGGCGCAGCAGCAGGTAACTTCACCGAGTTGGCAACCAAGTTCAATCCGCTGATGATGGCCAAGTCAATGCAGGAGTCTGTTCGCGCTCTTAACCCAGCAATCCCTGTTGCAGGCGCATGGGCTGACGTGGCGCAAAACATACAGACCGCCGGCGCAGAGGCGATGTACGACATACTTGGCGATCCGCAAGGCATTATGAAGATGCAAAAGAACTATGTGCCTGTTACTACAGGACGGTTCTACCAAGCACCAATAACGCAGCTAGGCAAAGAGTTTGAGACAGATGTGACCAAGGCGATGGACGCGTCCAAGATTCCTGCCGTTTGGCCTATGGCCTTGAACCAGCCAATTAGACCGCCAATTACCCCTAATGACGTCCGCGTTATGGGCGCTGAGGCCACAAGAGTAGGCAGGCAAATCAAGGATATACCTACAGACTTTGTGAACGCGCAATCTGGCATGCAAAGGGTAGACCCAATCACAGGTCAGCCAACGTATGGCGCTAAGCTCCAAGGCGTGGCTGAAAGTGTTGGTGACATCATGGCGCAAAGGGAAATGCAAGGGTTGCCGCCTATTCCTGGGCTCCCTGCTTCCATGCAGCCAATGAATCCTAAGTTGTACGCCATGCGACCTGAAGGGTCAAGGGTTACATCTGCTACGTTGCCTGCAACTGCAAAGGCAGACGCCGCGACTTACGCCCCTGCGCAAGAGATCATTAACAACGTTATTGACAGCACAACAATGACTCCCGTGCAAGCGTTGGATGAGATACAAAACAACATCCTGCGTAAGCCTGAAGCTGCGTCTGCGCGCAGAGCGTTTGAGTCTTTCCTTAAGCAAAAAGCTAATGAGATGTACCCTGACGCCCCATCAGAAGGCGCGGCGTTGTCGGCGTATAAAGCCAGATTCGGTGATAGAGAAGCTT